GAAAGTCAGACGGAACAAAAACAGCTTACGCGCATAATTTAAAAAGAAACACAGGAATTAAAAATTTAAAAATATGAGTAAAAAAGTATTAATCACGGGTATTTTAGGTCAAGACGGCTCCAATATGGCGGAGTATCTTCTAAATAATACAGACAATCTAATTTATGGAATGCAGCGCCGCTCAGGTACACCTAATCTCGATAATATCAAAAGCTTTATAGCTCATGACAGATTCAGCCTAGTAGACGGAGACCTGACAGATTCTGCCAGTATAAGCGACCTAGTAATGAGAATTCAACCAGATTATCTTATTAACTTTGGAGCCAATTCTTTCGTTGGAGTTAGCTGGGATACCCCTTTGAGCGTTTTCGATATAAACGCTTGCGGCGTTATCCGTTGTCTAGAGGCGATTAGAAAACATAAGCCGGACTGCAGATTCTATAGCGCTGGCTCTTCAGAGGAGCTTGGTGATGTCGATTACAGCCCTCAAGACATAAAGCATCCTATTAAACCAAGAAGTCCTTATGGAGCTTCAAAGGCTGCGGCTAGACACTTAGTTAAAGTTTACAGAGAATCGTTTGATATTTATGCTGTCCACTCTATTTTATTTAACCACGAAGGGCCTAGAAGAGGTGGAGAGTTTGTCACTCGAAAAATCACCAAGAAAGTGGCTGAGATCTCAAAAAAGATAAAGAACGGAGAGAAGTTTGAGCCTTTGAAGTTAGGCAATGTCGATTCCCGTAGAGACTGGAGTGATAGTAGAGACTTTATGAAAGGCGTTTGGTTGATGCTGAATCAAGACAAGCCCAAAGACTATGTTTTGGCAAGCGGAGAGACTCACTCAGTAAAAGACTTTGTCACAAAAGCTTTCAGTCATGCTGGTATTCCGGGCCTTTGGAGCGGAGAAGGTCTGGACGCAAAGTTTAGGTTGTTCCAAGAGAACACTATAATGGCTGAAATTGATGAAAGATGGTTTAGGCCAGCAGAAGTGGACTTGCTGCATGGAGATCCTTCTGTCGCAGAAAAAGAATTAGGATGGAAAAGAGAAATCTCCTTTGAGAAAATGATTCAAGACATGGTAGACAACGATATAAAAAGGTTAGAATGAAAATAGCATTTTGTCTTCACGGTAGGCTAGGCCGCTTAAAAGGTAAAATAATAGAGGGTCAGCCTTTAGATGACTTAAATGTTCCTTACAATCAGTTTAAAGAGCATTTATTTGATAAAAATGACAAAGTAGATACTTTTTTGCATATTAGAGATCTGGAAGGAGAGCAAGAGCTTCTCAATCTTTATAAACCCAAAAAATACTTCTCCGAAGAATACAAAGATCCTGACACAGAAAACTTTCTAAAAGGCAGTCAACCCATTGCCCATCAACGCAAATGCTCAAAAGCAATGTGGAGCAGATTCTACTCTCTTTTAAAATCTGTAGAATTAAAAAAATCTTACGAGAAAGAACACGGCTTCAAATATGATTGTGTTTTTGTTTGCAGATATGACTTACTAGCATTTGAGGATTTTATTTTTTCCAACTATGACATGAGTTATTTTCATGTGCCTTTCTCGATCTGGCACATGACCCGTATGAGTGGTTTTTTGACGGAGCATCTACCTGACCTTTGGTTTTTCTCTAGTTCTGACCAGATGGATGAATTCGCTAATATATATCTTGACATGGAGCGTTATTCTAAAGATACAGCCGGGAATTGTGTTAGCCCTCATTTCGCTATTACAAATAAATTAAAACAGCAAAACGCAAAGGTAAGATTCGTTTTAAACGCTGACGTTGACACCGAAAATGACATAACTAGAGTCGCGTTAGCCAGAATGAGAGACACGGAGTATTGGGGTTTTAATAAGGACAAGAACATCTATTTCCTAAAAGAAGATTTTAAAAAATATTTAAATAAATCTTATTGCGATCTTGATTGGGAAAAAACACATGGCTTGCAAAACTGGTCTTTTTATAAAGATAAAAGCTCAGAGTATTGGTACAAAAATAAATTATTTACTTGACAAACTTCTAATGACATGCTAAGATAAGTCTTTGAAGAAGAAGATAAACAATATCTACCAATATCTAGTATGGAAATTCCTAGAAAATCCAGAGAAAGTTAGCTGGCCTAAAGAAGTTAAGATAGCTAAATCACTCATAAAAGATTTTGGAGAGCAGATATTTAAAGATTTAGATTTTAAAGAGCTAAAACTAGAGAGCCTAGCTCAATTCCGCACCGAAAAATTTAAGAGATACTTATTCAAACAAAAGAAACTTTCTAGCCTTGACTTTAAAAAAGAACATGCTATACTAGGTAAAGAAGCAGAGGTAGAAAAACCCAAAAAGAAGAAACCAAAAACCTTAATTGATTTTTTAAGAGATGGCAGCGAAGAAGAAAAAAGTAAGTGAAGATAACGTTTTAACTGCGTCAGAACAGCTATCCTCATTCCTTAAGACGCATAAAGAAGATCACTACAATTACGAAGAGACTGTTGAGTACAAAGTCTCTACAGGGTCTTTGACTTTAGATATTGAGACAGGCGGAGGCTTAGGTCCGGGGCTTCACCGCTTTTGCGGGATTAATGAAGGCGGCAAGACATCAGAAGCTTTAGAGGTTACTAGGCACTTTCTTAAAATGCCAAACACTAGAGCCGTGTATTTTAAATGTGAAGGCAGGCTTAGCCCAGAGATGAGAGAAAGATCTGGTGTTGAGTTCATTGACACAAGGGAGCCAGAAAACTGGAGAGACGGTACTTGCTTTATCTACGAAAGCAATATTTATGAATCGGTTTTTGATATGATGAAAATGCTGATTCAGTTTAACGAAGAAGATAAAAAGTATTTGTTTATCCTTGATTCAGTAGACGGCTTACAGACTAAAAGCGATAGCGAAAAGGCGCTAGACGATGCCACTAAGGTAGCTGGAGGCGCTACCATATCTTCTGTCTTCATGAAGAAAGTGGCTACCGCTCTAACAAAGCGTGGACACATGGCTATTTTCATTAGTCAGGTTAGAGCTGACATTCAGCTAGATCCGTATTCAAAAGCTCCTGTGAGGCAAACCTCGGCCACTGGCGGCAATGCCCTGCTTCACTTCGCTAACTGGATTCTTGAGTTCGAGCCTCGTTATAAAAAAGATTATATCCTTGAGGACGACAAGAAAGCACCAGACAGAGTGACAAATAAGATACTCGGTCAGTGGGCAAAAGTTACCGTAAAGAAGTCTCCTAACGAAAAAACAAACGTAGTCATAGGCTATCCTATCAAACGTGGCCGAAAAGACGGCACAAGTATTTGGAAAGAGTTAGAAATCGTTGACTTGTTATTGCAGTATGAATTTGTGACAAAGTCAGGGGCTTGGATAAAAGTTTCAGAAGAAATAGTCCAGCAACTAAAAGATAATAATATCGATATACCAGATAAGTTTCAAGGTAAGAATGGTTTATTTAATTATCTAGAAGAAAACTCTGAAGCTACTAATTATTTTTATAAAATGTTTAAAGAGACATTAGCATAATTTCCTCTCTCGACGGAGAGAGGCGGTGTGACGGAACAACTCCTCCCAAGGGGGTAACGTGGCACCTGCGGAAGTACTGGCGACCAAGCGGTAGAAGGAAAACGTGGGTGAGTCCGAAGTAGGTAGATTTGAAACATTTGTTTCTCGGGTGCCGAAAAGGTGTTGGTAAACAAATAATCCAACCACCATTTTTTAATTTAAATGAAGACAAAACACGCTCAAAGAAAAGCAGAGAAACAGAAGCTGAGAAGGACTCGCAGCGTCAAGCAAGGCATTGTCAAAAGCCGAGACATGGTAGTGCGCGGGTTAAAGCAAGAGATTCAGAGGGACTTTTTAAGGTTTAAAAGGAATCACGCTGCCGATTCAGATCTTATTTCTTACATCAAAAAGCTAGAGTCTCAGGTCACCCAAGTCATGTCGTGAGGCTTTATAATATATATGGGCGCTTAGAAAACAAAAGCGTTAATAAATATTTAATAAAATGGGACGGAAAAAGCAGATCAAAGCTTCAGTTTGATGTCAAACAGTTTTTAAAAAGGTTCTGGAAAAGCTGTATTGTCTATGAGGAGTTCCCTGTTTATGGCAGTAGAATGAAAGTAGACATTCTTAATGCTACAAAAAAGATAGCAATAGAGGTGAACGGCGCTCAGCACGGTAACTTCAATAAATTTTTCCACGCAAATTCTAGAGTTAAGTATCTGAAATCCATAAATAGAGACTTTAAAAAGTTAGAATGGTTAGAGCAAAATGACTATAACCTAATAGAAATAAACCATGACGAAGTAAACTCTCTATCAAAAGAGTTTTTTAAAAATAAATTTAAAGTGGATTTATAGTGTAATTAATTGTATGAAGGAGTTTAAAAGATTTGACATACCACCGGCTCTTTTAGAACAATTAAACGAATTTTCGTACGGGGGTTTTCTGCTTTTTACCTTCGATAACTTAGGCTCTCCTAGGTACTACGCTCAGTTTGATAATGAATTAAATATGATGGCTCTGCAAAAAGCCTCAGAGTATTGGCTTGAGGGAGTGCATGATATCAACTCAGATACAATAAAAGCTCAGCTTTGCGGTGAAGAGCCGCCAATGCCACCAGAAGACGATAGCGAATACAGAGAAGACGACTGGACAGACGAAGACGATTTTTCTTCTTGATTTTTTATTCAGTTTGATTTACAATCGGATTTGAATGTCTAACATTTCTTCCCTAAAGATAGAGCGACACGTATTAGGAGGGCTGATAAAGCACCCAGACGTTTTCTTTGACGTAGACAGGTTCATAGACTCCTCTGATTTCGTTTCAAAGGAGCACTATATAATCTACTCCACAATTAAGGATATTTTGTCCTCTGGCAAAAAGCTAGACAAGACTCTGCTAGCTCACCAAATAAAAAATCTTGGAGTGTCTTTTAAGTCTGAGGTAGACATATTCAATTACATTGAAGATATATCTTTTACCCAGATAAAAAAGCCCGCTGTTATAGAAGCTTGCAAGGAGCTTTGTAAGATTAGAATACGAAGGGACATTGATGTCACGGCAGATAAGCTCAAAACGTTTGTAAAGACTAATGGGCATAGAGATGCTGATTCAATTATAAGCGAAGCGGATCAGATATATAACGAGAAGATACAAAACTACTCCAAACTAAACGAGCCAGAAGATCTTTTCGGAGGTATAGAAGACTTAATACTGGAGAGGGCCAATGATCCTCAGGAAGAAATGGGGCTTAAAACTCCATATAGAAATTTTGACAGAATGTTCGGCGGTATACGAAAAGGCAATATATATGCTTGGGTTAGTAGGCCTAAACACGGTAAGTCGACTATTTTATCTCATCTAGCAACGAGGATGTCTGTCATGAATAATTGCCCTGCTTTAATTTTAGATACTGAGATGGCTACCGTAGATGTTCAATTCCGCATAGCCTCATCTGCAACAGGTATTCCTGTTTGGCATCTTGAGACAGGTATGTGGAAGAGGAATGAAGAGCTTGTTAAAAAATTTAATGAGAACAAAGATAAATTAAAACTGGCCCAAGAAAAGGTTAAACATATGACTGTAGCTGGCAAACCTATTGAAGAAATCTGTTCTATAATTAGAAGGTGGTATTATTCCGAGGTAGGTAGGGGTAATGATTGTGTAGTAGTATATGACTACATCAAACTCACCGGCGAAAAAGATATGAACAAGAAAGAGTACGAACTAATTGGAGAAAAAGTCAACTCCTTAAAAGAGCTTACTCTTGAGTTAGACATACCTTTGTTAACAGCTTGCCAGTTAAACAGATCCGCAGAAAACGGCGTTGACGATAGTAGTGCTATTGCTCAGTCTGACAGATTGCAATGGTTTGCTTCTTTCGTAGCTATTTTCAGACGTAAGACTCCA